TATCAGAAGCTTATGAAAAATATAAGGCGATTAAATATAAAAGAAAAATAAATGAAAGTCTATAATATGAACAAAATTAAACCAATTTCTCCATCTGAATATTGGGTATGGAAAAATAAAAAAAATTCTCCCTATAAAGACTTTGATCGGTTTAAATGTAACGATGGAACTATAGCTAGATTACGGTTTGGTGTTTGGGTTGATGATACTTCCGAGGTCAAACTTGATTTAACACATTTTAAAGAACTATCTTAACTAATTAATTCATATAAAAAATAACCCTATGAACCTACCAGAACAAATAGAAGAAGAGGAAAAAGAATGTACTTGTCCAAACCCCTGTAACCAACATCCTAACTTTCTTGACGGTATAGACAGCGCACCTTTAGCAATGTAACTATGAAAACTTTAGAAGACAAACTCCAATATCTCTTCAAAGAAGACCCTGCACTACCTAGGTCTAATACTAACACCTGTCTAGCTCTCTGGGAGATGGTGGCTACTGTAAGAGGTGCTGATATGAATGATTGGTTTGAGATGAAGCTTATCATCAAAGACTACCCACCAGAGTCTATTACTAGAGCTAGACGTAAGCTAACCAAGTCAACAGAAGCACAAAGGGAAAAAGAAGAAGACTATCGTTTGAATTATATGCCTGACCATTGTCAGCATGTGGATAAACAACTCTTGACAAACCGCTCGTCATCTGCTAAAGTAGATATAGGGCTGGCATGACCTTTATAACCGAAGACAAAAGGATAGAGATTCCCTCCTTTCAATATCCTCTAGTCATTAGGCATCATGGAATACAGTCAGCCCGACAGGCTTAATTATTAAACAAAGTCTTATGAGCAAAATTAAAGACTTCCTCATCAACAAAGAGGAAAAGAAAACCCAAGACGCAATCAGATACTACGATGAACAATTGAAAGAAGAAGAGGAAGAATTAGAAAACCCTAACCATGATATTAAGATGAATGAGTTTACAAGAGGGGAGGTAGTGAGAGTATGAATCAATTTACTAAATTTTGGTCAAGGTCAAGGTCAGGGTCAGGGTCAGGGTCAAGGTCATGGTCATGGTCAAATTAATTTTATTAAAATAACTTTTTAAATATGCCAACATTAGAAGTTAGTGAAGAAACACTATCAAAAATCAAAGAACAATTAGGAGAAGAATTTGAAGTAAAAGAAATAAATAATCTTGATGACTTAATTGGGGAGACTTATGTTTTTCAATGTGCAAGGTATTGTTACCACGGTAAAATTAAAACAGTAAATGCAACATATGTTGAATTAGAAAAAGCTAGTGTTGTCTTTGAGACAGGTTCTTATGACAATAAAAGTGCTGAAACTATTGAATCATTACCTAATAATGCTTTTGTAATGCGACAGTCTATTGAATCCTTTTTTAAACTTAAATGGTAAAAATTAGAGTATGAGCATTATAGTTTGTAAGTTCTGTGGAAATAAAATCGATACTGATTTTGATACAGAACATGAAGAGCAATGTGAACCTAACCCAGAAGTCATGGAAGAAGAAATGACTTGTGGATCAATGGATAGATTTTAATTAAAATAATATGAAAAGAATACTTGAAATAAAAAAGGCAATCGGTAAATTAGAAAAGACAGCCGAAAATCCCTTTTACAAATCTAAGTATGTAGATATCAATACTTTGCTAGATGTGATTACTCCAGAATTAGAAAGTAGAGAACTTTTATTACTTCAACCTCTTACACAAGTTGATGGAAGACCAGCAATATCAACTTTAATAGTTGACGCTGAAACAAGCAAAACTCTACTTACTGGAGTTATTACTCTCCCAGATTTACAAGACCCTCAAAAAATGGGGAGTGCAATAACCTACTATAGACGATACTCCATCATTTCAATGTTTTCACTCCAAGCAGAAGACGACGATGCAAATAATACAAAACCTAAATCAGTAACTAAAGCTAATTTTTAATATGGCACAAATAACAATAAACGGAATCAACGTAAAACCTACTAAAAGTGACTCATTGAAAGTTGGTATCTTTACAAAAGATAAAGATGGACAAGAGGTTTGGATAAATGGTTTTCTTAACAACCGACCTACCTGGCAAAAAGGTGACGTAGTAGAATTAGATGTTTACAATGATGAAAAATGGGGACTACAATTTAGACTTCCAGAAGGTGTTGAGGATATTAAACAACCAACACAGAATCTAAGTGAAATACTAGAACGCTTAAAAAGCCTTGAATTACGTGTTTCAGTGCTAGAAGGTAGGTCTGATGGTAAAACACCACAAAACGCCTTAGAAGCCAATACAGAGGCTCCTAGCGTACCTTCACAGTCAAACCAACCTAAAGAAATACAAGTTGAGGATTTGCCCTTCTGATATGAAGTGTGACACCTGTAAAAAAATAACTAAACCAAAGCGTTCCACTCAACAAAACAGAGCTTTACATTTATGGTTCACTCAACTAGCAGAAACATTAAGTAATGCTGGGTTCGATATTCAAGCAACTCTGAACCAAGATATAGATGTCCCTTGGTCTGCAACGACGATCAAAGAACTTCTTTGGAGACCAGTACAAAAGATTTATAAACGAGTAAACAGTACCACTAAATTATCTACTGAAGATATTAATAACATTTACGATATAATCAATAGAGAAATTGGACAGCGTACAGGAATAGATGTACCACCTTTTCCTTCAGTAGAGACTTTAATGGAGATAGATAATTATGAAAGAACTTAAAGAACAAATAAGAAAATTAGATATACCTGAATTAAGAAATTTAAGTGGTTTTACAAGAGGATTGCTTTCAAGGAAACAAGTATTTAATAATCTTTCAAAGAAAGAAAAATCACAAAGAATGAGCTGTGTTCGGAGAGGTGGAACATGGGATGATAAAAAGAAAGTTTGTCGAGATAAACTAGGTGTTGCTTTTAATAGTAATATAAAAACAAAATGATAGTTTTAAAAGGTAATCCACTATCTACTAACAGTTTATACAGATATGCTTGTAGAGGTAGACATCCTTGTATGTACATGACAAAAGAAGGTAAAGCTTTGAAAGAACAGTATCAGTGGGAGATGAAAGCACAGGGGAAGAAGATGAAAGGTAAATTGCATGTATCAATCTATCTTTATTTTGGAGATAAGAGAAAACGTGATATAGATAATTATAATAAAATTCTTCTTGACTCTGGTAATGGGATACTTTGGGAGGATGATAGCCAGATAGCCTTTATGGAAATAAGTAAAGATTACGATAAAAACTCACCTCGTATCGAACTTGATATAGGTAACTTTTAATAATATGAACTCATCAGAAGACTTTTACAAAACTTCCTTAGCAGCAATGGGAAAATGGGAAAATGATTTATTATTAAGTATGTATATGCCAAAACAAAAACCATCAGAACATATAGCAGATAAAACAAAAGAAGAAATGCTAAAAGAACAAAAACAAAAACGTGATCAGACAGACTTTGAGAAAGTTACTGATGACGGGGTTATTGATGGTTTAAGTGATTAATAAATAATACCTATGAAAGCAACAAAGAAATTGGGTAGAGAAATTAAGAGAGCTATTGCATCCCTACTTTTAAGTCTTGCTTTCAAGATAACTCCTAAACAAGACTATCAAACAATGAAATGGTTTGCGTCTCAACCATTTGAATAACCCCCTCTAAATAATTTATTAAGTAAGTATAAAATCGTATGGAAGATTTAAAAAAAGAACAATGGGAAGATCATTGTAAAAAGAATTGTGGTGAAAGTTATGGGATGGCAATAGACTTAGCTATTCTTCTTTTATGGGAGTCCGATGCAATAGTTGCAAACAATGAACAAGAGACACTAAAAGGTTTACACTTATCTGGTAATCAATTTGAAAGTGCGGTTAGTTTTGCATCTCATTATAAACCAATTTGGCTTATAAAAGTAAAATAGTCTACCCCTCTAGTTCATCTGTTAATCAGGTGAATTAAAACGGGTAGGTTATTTTAACAATTTAAGACACGAGCTTGGTGTGGGAGCTGGAAGTTCGTGAGTTAAGAGAAAGTTTACCCTATTTCAACCCTCATATCGCAATCAAGCGATAAGGAGAAAGGTGTGAGAAGAATATACGTTTCCCAGGCATTCGGCGTAGGATCGCTCTATGCCTGTGCTTGTGGGAAAGGCCAGGCCAGTAAGTGTAACTGGTCGAGCGAACACAGTGGTCTGATCGTCGTCTGTGCTAACTGCACGACGAAGACGATCATCGTGCCGAACACCGCCGACGAACCGCAGGTCTTGCTCTAGGAGGAGACAGTGAGGAAGATCATCCGCATCGTGACAGCTCTCGTCATCGGAGCGTTCCTCGCCCTCATCCACTTCGGAGTGGGTAAGTGGGCTGACTCCCTCTAACAAGGACGGTGGTTACATCTCCCTGACTGACAATCGCAGGGGTCCCTGATTGTCACTTTGCAGGCGTAGCTCAATTGGAAGAGTAGGCTGAAGACACAGCCGATGGTTATCGGTTCGACTCCGATCGCTTGCAGGTCAGCTGCTTCAAGGTGGTCCCCTCCCCTTTCAAGACCAGCTTGTTGCACGGTTTGTAAGGCTTGTCCGTTATCAAGCCCTTCATTCTTTGTTTATAAAAACATTGACAAACCCTTTAATTTATTAGTACAATAAACGTATATGAAACTAGAACTAACACAAGTGTTAAAAACATTGGACGGGAAACCTCTAAAAGATGCAGATTCAGATTTAACAGTTGGTAAGGTTATTTCAACTATTTTGTTAAACGATGCCAAAGCTAAAGATAAGATGAAGAATTTTGTTTTAGCTCAAAAATTTCATACAGAAAAAACATTAGAGATAGACGAAGCAGATTTAAAATTAGTAAAAGAATCTATTGAAAGTTCTGCCTTTACTCCACTAGTAACAGGACAACTTCTACTTTTATTACAAAAATAACTTAAACTATATGCCAGCAGGATCAAGAAAATATAGTGACCCAAAGAGCCCATCATTCAATGGTGGTAATGTCACTAGACCAGAAGGTTCAGTCCAACCAAAACCAACTAAACCAAAGAAGAAAAGAGCTACTAAAAAGAAGTAGTATGCCAGCAGGTAGACCAACAGTAATGACTGATGAAACCCTCCGAATATTAGAGGATGCTTTCAGCAACGGAGCAAGCGATATAGAAGCTTGTTTTTTGGCTGAGATTAGCAAAAGTACACTTTATAAATACCAAGAAGAGAATCCAGAATATATAGACCGAAAAGAAGCTTTGAAGGATATGATTAAATTTCAAGCTAAGAAAGTAGTAGCAAATGCTATTAAAAAAGGTGATAAACAACAAGCTAATTGGTGGTTAGAAAGAAAGGCAAAGAATGAAGGGTTTAGTGCTAGACAAGAACTAACAGGACCAGATGGTAAAGAATTAGGAACACCGATCTATGGTGGAAAATCTACCGATACAATTCAACTTCCAGGACACCCTGGCAACACAGAAGATATTTCAACTACGAAAGAGAATTAAAGCTGTTTGCGGTGGTACTTCAGCAAGTAAGACTATTTCTATTCTAATCTGGCTTATAGATTATGGTCAGAGTAATAGGAATAAGAAAATGGATGTGATGTCTGAAAGTTACCCTCACTTAGAAGATGGTGCTATAAAGGATTTTAAATCTATCATGTTAGATAGAGGTTATTGGGATGATGATAACTGGAATGAGAGTAAACATTTTTATAAATTTGATACAGGGACAATTTTAAAGTTTATTAGCATAGACAAACTGGGTAAAGCACATGGACCTAGAAGAGATGTTCTTTTTATAAACGAGGCAAACAATATCCATTATAATATTTATGACCAGTTAGAGGTTCGAACTAAAGAACATATATGGCTTGATTGGAATCCTACTACAGAGTTTTGGTATTACGATAAGATAAAAGATAGAGTGGATCATGATTTTATTACACTTACTTACCAGGATTGTTTAAATGTTCTTGACCAACGTATTATAGATTCCATAGAATCACATAAAGAAGATAAGAATTGGTGGGCTGTTTACGGAGAAGGTAAACTAGGAGAGGTAGAAGGAAAGATTTATAAGGGTTGGCAGATAATTGATGAAATACCTCATGAAGCTAGATTAGAACGTAGAGGTATTGACTTTGGCTATTCTAATGATCCAACAACAATAATAGATGTTTATAAATACAATGGGGGTTTTATTTTAGATGAAATTACTTATCAAAAAGGATTAAGTAATAAAGATATAGCTGATATTTTACAAAATCAAGAGAAAGTACTTACTATTGCTGATAGTGCTGAACCAAAGAGTATTGATGAGTTACTTTCTTATGGACACAATGTTCTACCTTCTGTTAAGGGTCCTGGTAGTGTTAACCAAGGAATACAGTTAGTTCAAGATCAAAGGGTTTCAATGACTAAGAGAAGTATCAATATCATTAAGGAGTTTAGAAATTATCTTTGGATTACTGATAAGAATGGTAAAATTGTAAACAAACCAGTTCCAGGCCAAGATCATACAATGGATGCAATAAGATATGCTCTATCCTCCTATATGTCTCCTGACTTTTTTAAAGAGAGAAGAAGGGTAGGATTAAAGTACATGAATAAACCAGAAAAAATAACACAAACAAGATATGTTTAATTTAACTATCGAAGAGGAGAGGCTTATTGAAGAAATAAGAGATTTAAATGAATACGAGGATATTAAGATCAAGAAAGATGATAAGAATCGTATAATTTATACAATAACTTCTCATAAAAGGATAGTAATTGACAGACAGAGTTAGTTTGGTATACTTTATTTAAGTAACAAAGGCAAAAAAGCCATTACTGTTTTTAAAATGGCTTTTATTATATGAGTTTCAATATATTTTCACAATTAGACGTAGAGTTAACCAGTTTCTTTCAAGACCGCATTACAATAGCAAAGACTTCTGATAATAAGAATGCAAAGTATCTTGGTAGAGATGATACATCGTACACTTACTCTCAATGGGAAACTTTAAACACCATAGAGATGTACTATAGTTCCCAATTCCTTAGTGGGAAAAAAGATTCTGAAGGTTTAGATAAAGTATTTTTAAACATCTGTAAGTTCAGATCAGATGTTGCTTCCAAACAAGTAGATATAGATACAAAGAACTTTGTATTTGTACCAGAAGATGGACACTCTGTTTGGGGTGCTTATTTTTTAGGTAAAAGATTTAAACAATGGACTAAAGAAAATGGATTTGGACAACTAATCAATGATATATCACAAGATTATCCTAAATACGGTTGTGCTGTCTTAAAGAAGGTTGGAACTGAACTAGAAAGAGTTCCAATGCTTACTCTTCGTAACCAACAAGACGCTAAGAGCTTAAAAACAGCTAGCTATGTTATTGAAGAACATAAAGATATGTCTGTAGCTGAGATGCAAGACATGGAAAACTGGGATATAGATCAATTAGATTTACAATTTGGTGAAAAAACAACTGTTTATGAACGTTATGGTCATGTTCCACTATCTTTTCTAAAAGCATGGAAAGGTGAAGAAGTTGAAGAAGGAGATAAAAACAGAGTAGTTGATACAATGGCTATGCTTGTTAAAGCTCCACCAGTAGAAGGACAGAAAGAATTTGGTGGTTCAATACTTTTCATGGAAGAGATTAAAGAACGGCCTTATGAAGAAGTTGCTTGGACAAAGCAGGATGGTAGATGGTTAGGTGTTGGAGAAATAGAGAATCAATTTGAGAATCAGGTATTTAGAAACATGATTGAGAACATGAGACGTAGAGGTTTGTTATGGAGTTCTAAAAAGATTTTCCAGAGTGCTGATACTGAATTAGCTAAGAATCTTATCAGAGACGTTAGAGATGGTGAAGTTGTAAAGATTATGCCTAATGGTCAAATTAGCCAAGTAAACATGTCTACTCAAAGTCTAGGTGAGTTTACAGCAGCTATCAACTCATGGGATCAAAATAGTAATCAGAAGTCATTTACTTTTGAAGTAGCTACTGGAGAAGCATTACCTTCTGGTACTCCCTTCCGTTTGGGTGTTTTACTTACTAACGCAGTAAATAGTCACTTCGGTCTAAAAAGAGAAAACCTTGGATTATTCTTCAAGAGAGTAGTTAATAACCTCTTACTTCCAGTATTTAAAAAACAAAACAGAGCTGAACATACACTTGCTTTATTTGCTAGTGAAGAGGGTGTTGAACTTCTAAAGAAAACTCTTATCAAAATACATGCTAACGATGAGATAAAGAAGGTACTTCTTAATGGTAAGATTCCTCTAGCTGAAGAGATTAGAGCTAAGATAGAGCAGGGTATCAATGAGAAGAAAGAAATCTTTACAAAGATCCCTAGAGCCTTCTATGATAGTGTTAAAGCTTCAACTGATTTAATAATTACAGGTGAATCAATGGATATCCCTAAGAAGATTGAAACACTTACAAATCTATTTAATATCCTTTCTTCCAAGCAAGATCCAAGAGCTGACATAGTACTTGAAAGGATAATAGCTCTTACTGGAGAAAATGCTGAAGCATTCGAAGGTGGTGTTCCTCCTCAAGTACCATCTCAATCACCAGCAGGAGCACAAATTCAACAAGCTTTCCAACAACAACCTGCCCTTATTGAATCCACATTATGATAAATGAAAAGAAATTAGAGAGATTAGCTAAGAGCAATCATGGCAAATTTTTAGTCGAGTATTTAGAACAGATGAAATCTGATGCTGCCGATGTTAGAAAACCTCTTAGTGTAAAACCTGAACTTGCTAATGATGTTAGACTAGGAGTAGTGCAAATATTAGATGAATTTCAACAACGTTTAAAAATCCTTTCTGGACGATTAGAGAAGGGTAACGATGATTGGAACTGAGGAACGTAAACCTCTATAAAAACGTACTCGGGGAATCAACCCCTTTAAATTACTAATAGGACAAAACCTATGGAAAATGACGAAATGGAGAACAAGGACCTCCAAGATGACCTTGAACAAGAGGTAACACTTCCTGAAAAGGATGAAAACCTCGAAGACCTAGATTATGATTCTGCTATTGAGCAGTTGAAAGAAGCTAGGAAGAAAGCTAGGACACTAGATGCTCAACGAAAGCATTTTAGATCCAAGCTTGAAAAGCTTAATTCTTCAGAAGAGAAGGAACAAGCTGTTAAACAAACCCCTCAGCTTGATAATGACGTAACTAAGAGACTCAATTCTCTTGAAACACTAGAAACAAAACGCCAGTTCGGACATGATCACGGTCTATCTCCAGAAGAGACAGATCTAGCATTCCGTTTTGCTGGTAGTGGTGATCCAAAAGAAGCACTAGAAAATTCATTCTTTAAGGCTGGATTAGAAGCTCAAAGGACACAACAACGCATTGATAATGCTACTCCATCTTCCTCTAAGAAGTCTACGACTTTCGAAGGGAAATCATGGGATGAACAATCAACAGAAGAAAGAGCAAAGAATTTTTCTAAAGTTATGTCTAGAGCAAAGAAGGGATAATATAACCTCTTATGGCTGTAACAACAGACCCATTTGACTCAACAGAGTTGGTAGCGGTGATCCCTGAGATCTGGACACCTATGGTTAACGAAGCATTTTTTGCTAAAACTGTACTTGCCAACTTCGTTACAGATCTTTCATCATTTGCTACACAAGGCGGTGATATCTTCCATGTACCAGACATCTACACTAATATCTTTAGTGCTCAGACACAGTCTACACAAGGTGCAGAAGTAACAACTGACGCTCCTGCATCAGTTGATACTACTTTGACAATCAATACACACAAGTACGTTGCTTTCTTGATTGGTGACGCTGACCTAACTGCTATTGCTACAAAATACGACATGGTTCAGAAGTATACTAAACAAGCATCATCTGTGCTTGCTGACGAACTTGAAGACAGTCTTGCAGCTCTTTGGAGCTCTATCACAACTAATACAGTTGGTGATACTGCAACAGTTCTTTCAGATGCAGAAGTACGTCAATCAATCGAAAAACTTGATACTACTAACTACGATCTTACTGAATGTGCATTCTTTGTACATCCTTACGTATACTGGAATCAGCTTCATGCTATTGCAAAATACTACGATCAGTCCATCAAAGGTCCAGCTAATGAAGCTGGTATGGTCGTAACAGGTAACTTCCGTTCTCCAGCAATGGAGCGAGCTCTTCGTGGGTTCTTGTATGGTATCCCTGTATATACAACATCTAATGTTGTATCTGGTCTACAAACTTATCGTAACCTGCTTCTTCACCAGTCTTGTCTTGGCTTTGCGCTACAGACAAAAGGTGGTGGAAAGGTTCGTGTTCAATCAGATAATCTAGTTCAAAATCTTGGCTTGCTAGTTGTAGTTGACATCAACTACGGAGTAGCTGTCTTGAGAGAACCAGGTGGAGTTTTGATGAACGCATCATCTGCTTTCCTTGGCTCATAAGGATTGCAAATTGTTTGGCTTCTCTACCATTACGGAGAAGCCAACGTAATGGAAACAATTTATGCAAGTACATAAACTCGAACCCCCAAAAAAGACATTCTTTTATGAAAGACCTAATGGGAGCATCATCGAAGTAGAGGAGAGGGAAGCATCCAAAATTCATAATAAGTTTAAACAAGTAGGTGTTTCTGATGGAAAAACCTTTTTTAAAGCTGTACAAGAAGCCCATAAAATCTTTCAAGAGGAAGGACAGGTGGCTGCTTTAGCTAGGATAGATCTAGGTAAAAAGGAGGAACTAGAAGTAGCAAGAGGTAATTTACAAGTTCCTAAAGTAGTTAATGTCTATGGGAATGGGGCTAACTATATGAATAAAAGAGTATGAATAGAAAAAAAATAGAGAAGGTTCTAAAGGAGATACAAGATAATGTCCCTCAAGAATTAAAGGATGCTCTGATAACAGAACATAAGAAATCACCAGAATTAGAGTTCGTAATAGGTAAAGCCCTTGAAAGTGATGATATCAGTGATGTAAAGAAAGAAAGACTACAAAGATTGATGGATTCTGGACTTCTTTCAAAGGTTGAGTACGAAGTAAGTAAAAAGATGGAGAAGAGATACAACAAATATTTAGATGTTGAGATAGATAAAGCTATCAAGGATGGACGTTTGCCCGCAAAGGATAAGTTAACAGAACTACCATTTATTAAAAAAATGCAAAAAACATATGATGAACAAAAAAGAACTGCTTGAAAAAGCTGTCAATGACATTAAACAAGGTTTTATAGCTCAAGAGATTAATATAGAAGTGTTAGAAAGATTAGATAACGAAGCATATACAGAAGATATTGAAAAGAATAAACTAGGAATGGAAGAAGGTAAAAAGAAGTTAGCAATTCTTGAAGAAATGCTAGGTTTATGCGAATAATTGGATTAATGGTCTGTGGAGGTGGAGAAGTAGATCGTTACCTAGAAGGTTCTTTAAAAGAATTCAAACGATTGTGTGATGATGCAATGATAGTACTTAACAATGGTACTCAAAAAGAGATAGATCTGATAGAGAAGTATGGGTATAAGTGGTATGCAGATGATAGAGAATGGGGACTACATCAACCTACTATTAAGACTGATCTATTGACTAAGATCGGAGAAGAAATGAATCCTGATTGGATCATTGCTTTAGACTCTGATGAAGTATTTGCTCCTGAGTTTACTAGAGAAGAAGCCGAAAGATTGACTACACTAGGTGAGATTGCTTACCATTTCATGGTTGTTAACCTCTATAACGATAGAGAACACTTTGCTCATGGAGCAGGTGTACAAAGATTCTGGAATATTAGATTTTACAAGTACATGCCAGAACATGGTTTACAGTTTCAAAAGAAGAATCTTCATTGTGGATTAGCTCCTCCAATAATGTATATCTATGGTTGGTATGTACCCTATTACCTAGAGCATTTCGGTTTGATGAAGGTAGAAGATAGACAGAGAAAAGTTGAAAGATACCAACAATATGATCCTAAAGCAATCTTTAAACATAGGATGTACTATGATGATCTAGCCAGTGAGATGAAGATGTTTGATTTCGACCGTCAAGGATTGTTAAATAAGATTGCTTCTCTCCAAGAAGGAAAACCAAGGGAAAAGAAGCCTAAGTTTTTAGAGGAACTATGGAAAGATACGCATACGTTAAAAGATTAACTGATGGAAAAGTTCTTGATGTCCCCTTGAAGCATCTAGAGGCAACACTCAAACGAGGGTTTGTCTTACTTGATGAATCAAAAGAAGTTTATAGAGATTCCGATACTAAGTTCAAAGAACCCCCAAAAGATGAATGCCCTTTTTGTGGGGTTATCTCTAAAGAAATTGAAAAACATAAAACATCCCATTTATGAAGATGGTTTTTATAGCAAGATTTAAGAATATATGGGATGAAGAACCAATAGCACAAGCTTTTGAGGATTTAGGGGTTGAAGTTCATCGCATAGAAGAACAAGGAGCTCAAAGCATGAGATGTTTAGAAGAGATTGAGAGGATAAAACCTGATTTTGTTTTATTTACAAAGCTACAGATTCCTGGGGCTGTTAATCTGATAGAAAGTTTAAAAAACAGAGATATACCTACTGTTAGCTGGACATTTGATCTATTACTGGGTCATCCTCCTAGACAAAGGGTAGTAAAGACCTTTCATTTTCTTTGGGCCGACCTTACAATTCTAACTGATGGAGGACATATCAAGGAATATACTAAACTAGGTGTCAATCAGAAGGTTCTAAGACAAGGAATTCCAAAAGAATTTAACTACAGAGCTACTGAGACTGATTTTGATTACGACATTGTTTTTCTTGGCACTAAAAATCGTTCTTTTCCCTACAGACAGAAGTTAATGGGTTTTCTTACTGGTAGGTATGGTGATAAGTTCACTTGGATAGGACGAGATAATTCTTTTTCTATTAGAGGGCATGAACTGAATAAGCTTTATGCTGGGTCTAAGATTATTATAGGTGATTCAATGTATAGTGATAGTTATTGGTCTAATAGAATATATGAAGTTATAGGACGTGGAGGTTTTCTAATAAGACCCTTCATTAAAGACATTGATAAAGAGTTTACTTTGTATAAAGACTTTGTCCCTTATTACTATGGTGATTTTAAAGGATTAGCAGAGAAGATAGATTACTTTCTAGAACGTCCTAAACTTAGAGAAGAAATTGCAAGTCATGGTTTTAATACAATGAAGAACAAATATACTTTTAATCATAGATGTAAGCAGTTTTTAAAGATATATGAAGATTTTATTTCTAAACGGGGTAAACGAACATCAAAGAAGGTTTTACGATCTTCTGAATAGCCATGGAGTTGAATGTACAGAAGACGAAGAAGAAAAGGTAGATTTTATATGGAATGATAGCGTACTTAATTACAGGATAGCCCATAGGTTTGCAAGAAAAACAGGTATACCAACAATCAACTACTGCTGGGATTTCTATAAATGGGCTATAGAGAATCCTAGAAAGTGGGACTATGATTGGGAAGGTTATGCTCAATTTCTGCAAGAGAGTGCTGTAGTATTCGTACCAAACAATGGAACAAAGATGAGGCTAAAAGAAATGTTTGATATTGAAGCTGTTGTTGTTCCTACTGCTATCTCAGTGTATGACCATGAAGTTACTGATGGTGGTTATGTATTGAATCATTTAAGAGAATATCCTGAACCTAACTGGGGAATTACAAAACAATGGTGTGAGGAGAACAAAGTACCTTATGAGTGGCCAGATCATGGATTAGAACCTCCTGAATGGCGTAAAATGGTGTCTAATTGCCGTTTCATGGTCTGTGAGTATATGGAAGCCTCAACAGGTGGTTTAACGCTTATAGAGGGATTATGGAATGGAAAACCTGCACTCATCGCAGACTCTCCTTATCAAGGTGGAATGGAATATCTAAAAGACTTTGGAACTTACTTTAAATGGGATGATCGTGATGATTTTGCACGAAAAATGGAACAAATGTGGCAAAAACCTCCAAAAATTGATATAATAAAAGCACGTAAGTACATTGTTGATAACTTTTCTAACGAAGTAATGACAAAAAACATAGCAAACAAACTTTATGACATCCAAGCAAGACTTTCTAAAGAGACTAAGCCAGTATAAAGGAGCAGATTATATCTGGGATGAAACAGGCTTTATTGCTTGGCAAATGTCTACAGGTGAAAACTATGAGATTCTATTTATAGAAGTTAGTGAAACAAGAAAAGGATACGCAACAGAGCTTTTTAAAAAATTCGTTACAACAGTTAAACCTCCCTACACCTCTGTGTTTGTTTTTAGATTAGCCTCCAATGAATCAGCAGGACATTTTTATAGACGTTTAGGTTTTACAGAGATTATAATTAAACATTTATATAAAGAAGATGCTGTGTTAGGTATCGTTAATTGGGAAACTTTAAAAAACAATCTATGCCTAAACCAATAGATACGCAAGAGTTTTGGAAGAAGAGAATAGACACTGCGTCTAGACTATTTCATAGTGTTTATGCTACTACCCAAGAAGACTGGGATGAAATAACTAGGATTCATAGCCAAATAGCTTTTAAGAATATCACAGGTAAAGTTTTGGATGCTGGATGTGGATTTGGTCGTTCTTCAGACTGGTTCCGAAGAGATGTTAGTTATATTGGAGTTGACTTTTCACCAGACTTTATTGAAAAAGCAAAGAGTCTCTTTCCTGATCGTAAGTTTGAAGTAGCTAATCTTAAAGAACTACCTTTTGAAGACAAATCGTTTAATTGGGCATTTTGTACTTCCATTAAAGCAATGGTAACAGATAACCTAGGTGAAGAAGAGTGGGAAAAGATGCTAAAAGAATTAAAGCGAGTTGCAAAGCAGATTCTTATTTTGGAATACACTAATCCAGGTAACTACGAAATAATATGATAGGTTCTATTGTTTACGCTACTAATCAAGGTTTAGGAATTCTTGCAAAGGATTTTTATAATAATGGGATAATAGATAAAGTTGTAGTACAACCTCATAAACATAGAGAGAATCATAGTTGGTGGTATCCTGATAGGTTGGCTACTGCAGAAGAACTTTTAGATATTTGTGATACTTTGCTCTTCTTTGAAACTCCTTTTTATAATGAAATTGTTTATAAAGCAGTAGAAAGAAAAATAAAAACTGTGATAATGCCGATGTATGAGTGTTCTAATCCGATTGTTGTTAATGAGTTTGATCTTATTTTAAACCCATCTAATTTAGAACAAGAGTTTTTTCCACAAGGGACTCGTATAAATGTTCCAGTATCACAAAAATGGCGTTTAAGAAAGAAAGCAGAAGTTTTTGTACATAATGCTGGTCATGGTGGTTTAGGGGGCAGGAATGGCACTAGAGAGCTAATAGAGGCCTTTAAACATGTAAAGAGTGATGCAAAATTAATCATAAGAACACAGGGTAAAGATTTTGATGTTAAAGATCCAAGGATAGAAGTAAGATGTGGAACAGTAGGCTATGAATCATTGTATAAAGAAGGTGATGTATTTATCTTTCCTGAGAAATTCAATGGACTATCACTTCCTCTTCAGGAAGCTTATGCAAGTGGAATGTTAGTAATGGCTGGGAATAGATCACCTATTAATTCTTGGTTGCCTCTTGAACCACTTATCCCTGTTAATAAATATACAACTGAAAGTTTAGCTGTGAGTTTTCCTTGTGCAGTCTATGATCCTGCTGCTATAGCCCAAAAGATAGATCAATGGTATGGAGAGGATATAACAGAATTTTCTAGAAAGGGCAAAAAATGGGCAGAACAAAACTCATGGGAAATTTTAAAACCTAAATACTTAAGTTTATGCGAGAAATAAGAAATGTTACTGTTTGTGTTATTGGTGGGGCAGGCTTTTTAGGCTCTCACCTAGTGGATTACTTAATTACGGAAAGGGATTGTACTGTTCTTGTTCTTGATAATCTAATCACAGGGCAGAAGAGATTTGTTAACCCTAAAGCAAAGTTCCAATGGTTTGATATTACAGGTAGTGAAGCTCAATTAAGGAAGGTTTTTGAAGAACATGAGATTGAGTACGTGTTTAACTACGCTGCTGAACCATACATTCCTGTATCTTTTGAAAGACCACTTCATGTTTTTAATATCAATGCCTTTGCAGCCTTGAAAGTAATGAATGCAGCTCAAGATGCTGGTGTTAAAGGGATTCTTCAAGTATCAAGTGCAGAGATCTATGGTGATTTAGATGGAAAGATTACTGAAGATAGGATGGTAAAGCCTCATTCTACTTATGGAGCTTCTAAGATGGCTGTGGATGCTCTAGTGCAATGTAGATGGAAAGAAGCTAAGACTCCAGCTATTGCTATGAGACAATTCAACTGTGTAGGGGAAAGAGAAACACATGATTATGTTATACCTGCTATTATTGATCAATTAGCAGAGCAACCAGAGGTAAGACTGGGTAATAACTCTGTTAGGGACTTTCAATATGCTGGGGATGCAGTTAAAATGGCAGTTGAACTATTAGAAAAAGGAGACTTTGGTGAAGTATATAATATGGGAAGTGAAGGTTGCATTGGTATCTATGATCTAGCTAGATTGATAGGTAAATTAATGGGTTGGGAATACATAGATATCATTGAAGATGAAGCTCGAAAGAGACCGTGGGAAATATGGCATTTACAGTCTGATAATAAGAAACTTTATAGTGTCATTGATTCAAGACCACAGGTGGATTTAGAAGAAGCACTAGCTTTGACTATAAATTATTACAAAAATAATGGAAATAAATGGGATTTTTAGCTTATAAACAATTAGAAAAAGAATATGCTAAGTTTATTGGGTCTGATTATGCTGTGGCTGTTAATAGTGGCACTGCTGCTCTTCATCTTGCATTACTTGCCTTAGATGTTAGGCCTGGGGATGAAGTAATAGTCCCTGATTTTACAATGGCAGCTTGTGGCTTTGCTGTTTCATATACAAGAGCAAGAGTTGTTACAGTTGACTGTGACAAAAGGTTTAATATTGATACAAAGGATCTTGAGAATAAAATAACAGAGAAAACAAGAGCTATAATGGCTGTCCATATTTACGGTAGGCTCTGTGATATGGAGGAAATAAACAGAATTGCTAAGAAGTATAATATTTTTGTGATTGAGGATGCCTGTGAAGCACAGGGAGCAAAGTTAGGACCAGCAGACGTAACTTGTCATTCATTCTATTCAAACAAAATTGTCCATGCTGAAGAAGGAGGCATGATTACGACAAATAAACCGAGTATTGCTGAAAAAGCTAACTATTTGAAGAACATGGCTTTTGGTGATAATCATAGTTACTTTCATGAAGAAATTGGGTATAACTATAGAATGCCAGAAGGTCAGGCACAGAAAGCTTTAGAATCTTTAAGGATAGTTGATAGGAATTTGAAGAAAAGAAAGAAGATAGAGAAATGGTATAACAAATATATTCCTAAAGAGTGGCAACTACCAGAACGAGATGTTGTTTGGGTCTATGATCTTAAACATCCTAAAAAGCATAATGTTGTTACTCTTGTTAATGGTTCTAGATTTGCTTTTAAACCTCTATCTACCATGCCAATGTGGAAACAAACGGTGGGTGAGAACGCTTTGAAAGCATCTCAAGAAAATATTTATTTACCAGTACATCCATCTATGAGTAAAAGGGATGTTAAAAGAATTTCTTATGAAACATTTAATTGTGGGGTACGGTGAGGTAGGTAAAGGATTGAAAGCTATTTTGGATTCAACTGTCCATGACCCCTTCCAAGATATTATCTTTGTTGGAGAATGTGAAGTAATGCACATCTGTATTCCTTACGCTGATAACTTTATTAGTATTGTTGAGGGTTACAAAGAACAATTTAAACCAAAGATTACTATCATTCATAGTACTGTCCCAGTAGGCACATGTAAGCAGCTAGGAGCTGTCCATTCACCAATCAGAGGTATACATCCTCATTTGGAAAATGGGATTAGGACTTTTACTAAGTACTTTGGAGGAAAAGATGCCAAGAAAGCAGCTAAGTACTTTGAAGAGATAGGTATTGAGACATTTGTTACTGAAGATGTTAATTCCATTGAAGCAGGTAAGCTATGGAGTACAACACAGTATGGATTTTTTATAATGCTTAACAAAGAGATTAAGAAATGGTGTGTTGAACATGATGTTGACTTTGATCTTGCTTATACTCATTTCAATGAAACATACAACAAAGGATACTCTGAATTAGGTATGGATCATGTTATACGGCCTGTATTAAAATATATGATTGGACCAATAGGTGGACATTGTATTTTACAAAATGCGAGTTTACTTGACAGTGAAGAGAAAAATGATATACTTGAATTAGTCAAAAAAAGGTAAAAAGACCAATGACAGCTAATTTGCTGTCCTTTTTTTTAAAATAACACTAGATTTATGCCACAACCAAAATTTGATGGGGAAGGAAATATTCAAGTTAATGAAGATGCCGCCAACGCTTTTGATCATGGATCAAAGTTAAATATTGGGGCATCTGCTGTGCAAGTTACTGCTTTAGATTTACCTGCCAAAAGAGGTGTTTGGGTAAAAGCTTCCCCAGGTAATACAACAAATATTGTGTATCTTGGTAATTCTGATGTAACTGTACTAGGTGGTGCTGTCACTACAGATGGTTATGCAATTGTTGGTAATGATACTGTTTTTATTCCTATTGATAATGTTAATAAACTTTACGCAATTGGGTCCACCACGGGTCTTCATATAATGTTTATAGTAATCTAATATGCAATTCAGTGATACAACAAACAAATTAGGAATTATCCAGTCTTGTGAAAGATATATGCGTCTTGGTGATGCTGGTATTTCTGGTAATGCTCAACTTCTTTTAGAGTTTACAGCTCATATTAACCAAGTAAACAGAGAAACTTGGGCATTAATTTTTGATGCTTATGGTGGTTGGCAATATGACGATAGTAATCAAACAGATTTACCAGCAGCAGTGGATACAATAACAGCAGATCAAGTTTCTTATGCTTTACCCACTGGAGCATTAACAATAAGAGGAATAGAAGTTAAAGATGAAGGAGGAGTTTGGCATCAACTTAAACCTATTACTGAAGAACAAATTAGAGATTCTCAAGCAATGGGAGAATTTTATAAAACTTCTGGGCAACCATTATTTTACCAAGTTGTTGGTGATACAGTACGTGTTTTTCCTGCTTCTGATTATACACAGGCATCTTCTTTTAAGGTCTTTTTTGATAGAGGAAGTGTAGCTTTTGCAAGTACAGATACTACTAAAGCTCCAGGCTTTTACAGTGAATTTCATAGCGTTATTCCGATAGGTGCTAGTTTGGAAAGACTTAAAATTGAAGAACCAGATAACTCTCAAGTACAGTGGTTAGATGCTAGATATAAAGAATATCAAAGAGATATAGTTAAATTTTATGGTAAGAGATTGTCTCAGTTATTCCCACCAAGAGTAACTGTAAGAGATGCTGTAAGGGAGTATAAGTAGTATGGCTTATTCGAATGACACAAAGCCCTCTGCAGGTAGTTATTCAAATGACTCAGAACCATCCGCAGATAGCTATACGAATGATTCAGAAGGCGGTTTTTTTACCTTTCTTTTACTAGAAACTGGTGATTTTCTCTTACAAGAAACAGGAGACAAGATTATACTTACTGCTGGTTCTAGTACTTATACTAATGATTCTAAACCTTCCTAAATATGGCTGATTCAAAAATTACAGGATTAACAGAACTAGCAAGTGTTGACTCATCGGATTTGGTGGCGATTGTTGATGATCCGTCTGGTACAGCAGTAACTAAAAAAATAACTCAGGATAATCTTATTCCTGATTCTTCTGTTACTGTTAAAGGTAAAGTAGAGCTTGCTACTACCGCAGAAACTACAACTGGCACCGACGCTGGAAGAGCTGTCACTCCTGATGGATTGAAAGATGGCTATCAAGGTTCAGCAAATATAGATACTGTAGGGACGGTAACAGCTGGTGATGTAGATGCTGTTGTGAGTGCTGCTAACTTAACAACTGCTGGTAAAATTGAAGTAGCCACAGGTGCAGAAACAACCACAGGAACTGACGCTGGAAGAGCGGTTAGCCCTGATGGATTAGCTGGAAGTGACTATGGTAAACGTGTAATTGGTATATTAGTTTTTGATGATGCTACTGATACAGCCACAGGTGATGGAGCTGGTGATGTCTTTGTTAGAATCCCTGCTGTGATGAATGGATGGAATCTTGTTGCTGTCGCAGCTCAAGTGCAGACTGCAGGTACTACAAACACAACAGATGTACAAGTACACAATGTTACTCAAGCAGCCGATATGTTGTCAACTGTAATGACCATTGATAGTACTGAAACTGACACTAGCACCGCAGCTACACCAGCCGTTATTGACGCAGCTAATGATGATGTAGCAACCGCTGATAGCATTAGAATAGATGTAGACGCAGTATCAACCACAGCAGCAAAAGGTTTATACGTTGAATTAACCTTCCAATTACCATAGTATGGCTAATACACATTCCATAGATTTAGAGGCTAGTTCTACTCAATATTTATCTATTGCTGATGTATCACAGACAGGCTTAGATTTGACGACTTCAGATTTTACAATGGAAATGTGGATTAAAACAGAGAGTGATCCAGGTGCTAGTTATTTTGGATTGATCGGGAAAAAAGCATCTAGTGCATCAGGAGGAGGTTATCGTTGGATTTGGGGTAGCTCAACAGAACGTTTTGAATTAATAGTTGGTAATGGTACTGGTGATACTGGTGTAAACATGAATCAATCACTTTCCATTGGGACTTGGTATCACGTTGTTTGGACTTATCAAGCGTCAGATGGAGCGACAGAAATATGGTTAGCAACACAAGGTGGATCTCATAGCTCAGTTGGAACAGATACTCTTGAAACTGGCGGTTGTGCTGATAGCTCAGCGATATTTTCAATAGGTTATGATGCAAGGGCAGGTTTTTATCCTTTTGATGGTCTCATTGATGAAGTTAGGATTTGGAATGATATTCGTACTGAAGCAGAATTAAATGATAATTTTGAACTTGAACTTGTTGGTGATGAAGCAGGTCTAGTATCTTATTGGAAGTTAAATAATAGTTTAGTAGATGAGAATGCGAATGCAAATAATTTAACAAATAATAACTCTGCTACTTTTTCAACAAATGTCCCATTTGGAACGTCTACAAGTAAAGGTAGAGTGATATTTATTTAATATGGCAAATAAGAAAATAAAATTAACAATAGATAGCATACTTGGTGGCATGTCTCCTTACATGTATGTCAGTGGTGTAGGTCAATTTCAAGAATCAGTAGGTATTGATCCAGACCAGTTAGTAGATTTTGGTGTGTCTACTAAAGAGAAGGCGGGTGGTATGATAACACCTAGTAGATATACTAAATTTTCTGATACTGATTTAAGTGGTGCTCCAAAGTGGATTTTGACTGAACCTAAAAATGCTTTACTTTATGTTTATGCTTCTGATGGAGAAGTGTTGAGTTATAATGCTGGACTTACAGCTGGCAGTGAAACAGTAATAGGCACACCAACAAGTGGAGCGGGTAATGGAGCTGCATACTATAATAACTATTTATATTTTGCGACACCTACAGATATCTCACGTTATGGACCATTGGATGGAACTCCAGCTTTAACAAATACTGTTTGGACTGGTGCTACTTTAGGCAGTCAAACGGCTTTAGTAAACACAGATTATCCAGATGCTGAAGGGGTTGAATATCCCAACCATGCAATGCATGTACACACAGATAATAAGTTATACTTTTGCGATTTTAAAGATGGAGTTGGTTATGTTCATTATATAAAAACTACAAAGGTAACAGATGAAGGAGATACCAATGATGCATCTACTTATGCTGCTCTTGATCTTCCTTTCGGATATAAACCAACTGATATTGAAAGCTATGGTACAGATATTGTTATTTCTGCTGTTCAAACAGATGATACTACTCTTAGACAAGGTAAAGCAGCTCTTTTCTTTTGGGATACTGTCTCTCCATCATTTCATACTATGGTTCCTATCCAGGAAACTATTATAGGTGCACTTTTAAATGTAAACGGTAACTTGTATGTGTTTTCAGGTAATTCAAATGCTGGTAATGCGGTGGGAGTTTATAGAGGTGGACAAACTGTACAGAATGTTGCTTTCTTAGAAACAGGACATGCACCTTTTGCAGGAGCTGTAGATTATTATGGTAGTAGAGTTGTTTGGGGTACAAAAGTAACACAACCTGAAGAAGCAGCATGTGTATTTTCTTTAGGATATAAGCATCCTTCACTACCGACTAATGCTTTACACAATATTATTAGAAGTGGAGCAAGTACTTCTAATCCTGCTTTAACAGCTCTTAAATTTGCACAACAGCCTTCTGGGTTAACTCCTCGTGTAATATTAGGATGGAAGGATGATTCGGCTGCTTATGGTTTAGAAAAACTTGGAGGCTCAGATACAATGGATGCTTTTTTCATGAGTGAAGTATTTAAAATAGGGCAAAACTTTAAAATAAATAAACTGAGAATTCATTTAGATAATAGTGTCGCAGCGAATGTTTCTATAATAGCTAAACTTTTAACAGATGATGAGGGTACTACCTACACACTGAAGACAATAAATAATACTAATTATGCAGGAAAGAGAACTATTGTGTACAAAGCGACTGATTTAACTACAAATTCATCAGGGCCAGTACAAGGAGAACATAATTATTATTTACAGTTAGAGTTCCAGGGGACATTGCTTAGATCAGTTATTTTACCAATTACTATGGAAGTAGAATTATTACCAGATAAATAATATGGCAGATGAATTTGTAAATCAAAATGTATTGGGTGAGGTTCCTTTCTTTCAGGATGTTAACTTTGATTTTAGTAATTTGAAGAATAGGAAGTTATATGTGCATCATACTCTTGTTGGAACAGAAGCAGCAACAGCAGCTAATTATGGAGTATTCTGGATTGCACCGTTCGATTGTGTTATAACAGAGGTACAAGAAGTTCATCAAACAGCAGGATCAGATGGAGGAGCAGTAACACTTGATATTGAAAAGTTGACAGGTACTCAAGCACCAGCAGCAGGAGTAAGTGCACTTGCCAGTACGATTGACTTAAAAGGAACAGCAAATACAGTAGTCACAGCCACTCTAACAGATACTATAGCTAATAAGAATTTAGTAATAGGTGATAGAGTAGCTTTAAAAGATGGAGGCGTTCTTACTTCTGTAGATACCGTTACTGTAATTATAGAAATAAAATTTTAATATGGCACAAATAACTATACAACCAGGGCAGACATTAGGTGGTATTGCCAAGACGCAAGGTACCTCAGTGCAAGAACTACTTAGTTTGAATCCGAATATAACAAATCCTGATCTTATTTTTGCAGGGGCTAGTTTAAATACCCCTGATCAACAACCTGTAGAACCAGCTGCTCCTTCTTCTGTAGGGGCTGGTGGCGTTACTGTGCCTGAGACTTTTGATGCTGATTCTTTAAGTGGT